TATAATGATGTTTATAGATATGTACCACTTAACGGAGACGTTGCTGGCCTAGCTGCTAGAACGGATTTGATTGCAGACTCTTGGTGGTCACCTGCTGGTTACAACAGAGGTATCATTAGAGGAGCAGTTAAACTTGCTTACAACCCTAACAAAACACAAAGAGACGATTTGTACAGAGCTAGAGTAAATCCAGTTTGTACATTCCCAGGTCAAGGAACATTATTGTTCGGAGATAAAACTGGTCTATCTTCTCCAAGTGCTTTTGATAGAATTAATGTAAGACGTTTATTCATAGTACTAGAGAAAGCAATATCTACAGCTTCCAAATATCAATTGTTTGAATTCAATGATGAATTTACTAGAGCACAATTTAGAAATATCGTTGAACCTTTCTTACGAGAGATACAAGGCAGACGTGGATTAACGGACTTTATGGTAGTGTGTGATGAAACTAACAACACAGGCGAAGTAATTGATAGAAACGAATTTATTGCTGAGATTTTTGTTAAACCAGCAAGAAGTATCAACTTTATCACATTACAATTCATAGCGACACGAACAGGTGTAAGCTTTGAAGAGGTCGCAGGCTAAGGATAGAATAGGAGAAATCAAATGGCAAACATTAATGACTTCAAAGCTAAACTTGCTGGCGGCGGCGCTAGAGCGAACCAGTTTAAGGTAGTAATGCCTTTCCCTGGATTTGCACAAGTTGGTGGAGAAATAGAAGAACTAGCATTTTTATGTAGAACGACATCATTACCAGGTATGGCTGTACCTAGTTTTAATGTTCCTTTCAGAGGAAGATCTATAAAAATTGCTGGAGATAGAACAATAGATGATTGGTCAGTAACCGTTTATAACGATACAAATTTCAAATTAAGAAACGCATTTGAAAGATGGTCAAATGGTATCAACAATATGACTGATAACGAAGGATTAACAAATCCTGCTGATTATCAAGTTGACGCTTTTGTTGATCAATTGGATAGAAACGGAGCTACGATTAAAAGTTATACATTAAGAGGAGTTTTTCCAACTGCAATAGCAGCGATTGACTTATCTTATGACGAAGCTACAGCAATTGAAGAATTTGCTGTTACCTTGGCTTATCAATATTTTGAATCGAATACAACTACTTAATTCTAAACTAAATAGGATTAGTAAAAAAAGGAAGTAAATTATGGCTGAATTATTTGGATTTTCTATCAATCGGATAAAACCGAAACAAGATCCGAAACAATCATTTACAACACCTCAAGCGGATGATGGTACAGCTACCATCGCCGCTGGGGGTTATTTCGGTCAGTACCTTGATATGGAAGGTACTGCTAAGACCGAACAGGATCTGATTAGAAGATATAGAGAAATCTCAATACACCCCGAATGCGATATGGCAATAGAAGATATTGTCAACGAATCCGTTATCGCTAATGAAACGGATAAGGACGCAGTTAAGGTTGTATTAGATGATGTACCTTTTGGAGATGATATTAAAAGAAAAATTGAGGATGAGTTCAGAGAACTCTTAAACTTAATGAATTTTAATACAAAAGGTCACGACATATACAGACGTTGGTATGTTGATGGTAGAATTTTCTACCACAAAGTTATTGACCCCGAAGCAACAAGAAAGGGGATAACTGAATTAAGATATATTGATCCACGAAAAATTAAAAAGATTCGTGAGATTAGAAAGAAAAGACCAGATGGTCCTACACCTTATGGATTATCAATCATTGATGAGTTTGAAGAGTATTATATTTACAATGAAAAAGGTATTACAAATACCACATCTGGCGGGATAAAAATTGCTACAGACGCAATAACATTTTGTCCTTCTGGTCTAATAGACCAAAATAGAAATATGGTGTTGTCTTATTTACATAAGGCAATTAAACCAGTCAATCAATTACGTATGATTGAAGACGCTGCTGTTATATACAGAATAGTTAGAGCGCCTGAAAGAAGAGTATTTAAGATTGACGTTGGTAATCTTCCAAAAGTAAAAGCAGAACAATATCTCCGTGATGTTATGGCAAGGTATAGAAATAAACTTGTTTATGACGCAGCTACTGGAGAAGTTAGAGACGATAGAAACTATATGTCTATGCTTGAAGACTTTTGGTTACCAAGTAGAGAAGGCGGCCGAGGTACCTCTATTGAGACGTTACCTGGTGGTGCAAATTTAGGTGAAATTTCTGATATAGAATATTTTAGATCAAAACTTTACAGAAGTTTAAACGTGCCTTCAAGTAGATTAGAAGCGTCCTCTGGATTTAATTTAGGTAGAAGTACTGAAATTACTAGAGACGAACTTAAATTTACGAAGTTTGTACAAAGATTGCGTAAGAAATTTACGGAAGTATTTAATGATTTATTGAAAACACAATTAGTTTTAAAGGGTGTTATTGCTGATGAAGATTGGCATATGCTACACCAAAGAATTAAATATGACTTCTTACAAGATGGACACTTTGCAGAATTGAAAAATGCTGAAATGATGAAAGAAAGACTATTACTTGCTAATGAAGTAAGAGATTATATTGGTAAGTTTTATAGTACTCAATATGTAAGAAAGAATATCCTTAAGCAATCAGATAGAGAAATAGACGAAATAGATAGACAAATTAAAAAAGAGATTGACGATGGAATAATATCTTCGCCAGAGGCGCAGGTAGATACAATGGAACAAGTCTCTAAAGGAGAAAAATAATGTCAGAAGAAGTTAAAAAGTTTGTTGACGCATTAGCAGACCAAGATAACATAGGCGCAGGTGAAGCATTTAAGGATGCTTTACGTACAAAAGTTGGTGACGCTTTAGACGCTCAAAGAAAAGATGTTGCAAGTAAAATTTTCAATCCAGATAATTTTGTGCAACCACAAAGCGACGCTAAACCAGCGGTAACTGATCCAGCTGCAAGAACGGACCAAATTATGGACGCAGATGGTAATCAAATTAGTTTTGAACCAAAAACGGCAGATGGTCAAACTGAACCGACTGCACCAGAACCGGTAACACAGGACGCAGGAGTGGAATCAGGAGTATCTGGTGACGCACCAGTAGAGGCGCCAAGTGGTACAGAAGGTCAGTAATATATTTAATAGTAAAGAACTATTAGATACACCGAGTTATAAAGAATTATCACCTGTAATGAAAGACGTTATAGGTGATTTGACTAATAAAGAGTATAAGGACAACAACTTTGTGCCAGATTTTGAAGCAAATGTTGACACTTTGTCTAATAAATATAATGTAGATAAACAAGATGTTTATGATTATATTGAGAGAGAAACGAATAATATATGAGCAAGAGATTAGATATATCAAGTGAATCGGCTGTAAGTATGCCAATGAAAAACCTAATTGCTATTGTCGGAGCAGTAGCTATGGGAGTGTGGGCATATTTCGGGGTGATTGAGCGGTTAAATAAATTGGAAACTAATACAACATTATTAGAAAAAGATTTAACACAATCAGAAGAAGCTTTAGGTGCTGATATAGAAAAGAATAACGAATTTAGGATCAAGTGGCCAAGGGGAGATTTAGGTTCTCCGCCTGCCGATTCTGAGCAATTTATGTTGATTGAATTTTTGAGCGGACAAGTGGAACAAATCCAGAAAGATTTACAAAATATGATGAACAATGCCGTTAATATTGAGAGATTGCAGAAGGATATGGAGAAGGTTTTGGCTGACGTTGAAAAATTAAAGGATAAAATAAGAGGTGTCCAAAACGGACATACAATAGGAGAGTAAAGATGGATGCAGCTACATTAGTTACCATTATCACAATGTTTATTGTGACCGATACATCTAGCGAATTTGTTAAGTATGATGGCCTTATGGATTGTTTGAAGGAAAAAAGAAAGATTGAAAAAATGAAAGATGGTCGTAGAGTTATTTGTGGTCCATCAATGGCAGAAATAGATAAAGACGGTAACATTATTAGTATTAAAAATAAAATGCCAGACCAATCAGGTAGTTTAAAACTTGGTGGTACAGCTAAATCATTAACAGAAAAGAAAAAAGAAAAAAAAGTTAAAGTATTAACACAGGATTAATTATATGAAAAAATTATTTGCGATATTAATTACATTATTATTAGTGAGTTGTGCTCCAACAAAGAGCATTAAAGTAGATCAAGAAGTAGGATTACTTCAAACCGTAAAAGAACGGGGTTATGTTGTATGTGGTGTTAATGCAGGTTTACCTGGATTTTCTGCTCAAGATGAAGAAGGAAATTGGAGTGGTTTAGATGTAGATTTCTGTAAGGCAGTTGCAGCTGCTGTATTTGGTGATTCAAGTAAAGTAGAATTTATAGGACTAAATGCTGGTCAAAGATTTCCAACATTGGCGTCCGGTTCAATTGATTTACTTGCGAGAAATACTACTTGGACAATTAGCCGTGATGTTAATTTAATGTTTGAATTTGCAGGTGTTAATTACTATGACGGTCAAGGATTTTTAATACCAACAGATTTAGATATTAAGAGTGCAAAAGAATTAGATGGTGCTTTTGTATGTATTACAAAAGAAACTACAAGTGAATTAAATTTAAATGATTACTTTGCAGAAAACAATATGGCATATCAACCAATATATGTTGAAGGTAATAAAGAGGCAAAAGCAAAATTATTTGGTGGTGATTGTGATGTATTCACAACAGACGCTTCAGGTTTAGCTTCAGCAAGAGCTGGCGCAGAAGACCCTAGTAAATGGATGGTGTTGCCAGAAATTATATCTAAAGAGCCTTTAGGTCCACTTGTAAGACAAGGCGACCAAGAATGGGAAGACGTAGTTAGATGGACACATTTCATTATGGTTAATGCTGAAGAGGCAGGTATCACAATGTATAATGTTGATATGATGTTGACTGCAAAAAATAAAGAGATTAAAAGAATATTAGGTGTTGAAGGTTATATTGGTCCTATGTTAGGACTTGGTATGAAATTCGGTTATAATATTATTAAACAAGTAGGAAACTATGGTGAGTCTTATGAAAGAAATGTAGGACCAAAAACTCCACTTGCTTTAGAAAGAGGATTAAACAAACTTTGGAAGGATGGTGGAATAATGTATGTACCACCAATAAGATAATATGTTTAAAAAATTAATAGACAAAATAGGATTTAGAAATGGCGATACTAGATGGATGCTTAAAATTTTAGGTGCCTTATTTTTAATTGCTATAGTATTTGGTGTAGTATTGCATAGTCAAAGAGCTAATGCAGATTGCACAGGTTGTGGAAAAGATGGACACGAACAATGTCCTTTAGAAGGTGAAGAACATTCACACGCTCCAAAACCAGAAGTAGTTTTTGCTGTATGTGTATTTTCAGATGGACATTTAATTGACCATAAAGGTGCAAATAATATGTCCGATTGTTTGAAGACTAAAAGAGAAGTTGAAAAACTTTGGAGAAATAGAGCAGAAGGTACAGATAGCGTAGAAATTAATGGTATCACTTATAAGATAGATGGTGAATCATTAGCATTTATGTGTGATCTAGTTGACGCAGAAGTACATCACTATAATGATGGTACTTGGGAAATAGTTAAAATACTAGGCAAACATAAGAAGGAAGAATAATGTTAGAACAAATTAAAAAATGGTTAATAGAGGTTTCAAAAGAAATTTGTGGTAGTTCTGTTAAGACAGCAGGAACTATATGTGATGAAACAAAGAAAGCAAACTCTAAATTAATCAAAGCAATAATGGATAGTATCTAATGGCTTGGGTAGATGTACCAGGTTCAAATAGTGTTTGGCAATATGAAAATGGTGCCACAGCTTCCAATACATATGCAGACGCTCCTGGAACATATTCAGGTGGTGTAAGAACATATACTTATCCTGGCACTAGTGATACGGTAGAAACTTATGCTAGATGTAGAACAAAATCTGATTCAGTTGAAAGAGGTGAGTTATCAAAAACTTACTATGACGGACAATAGGAGATAAAATGGCAGACGTAGTATCAATACAAAATATAACAGACACAGCAGGCGTAAAGTATGTTGTTAAGATGACTAATATGTCCGATGGAACAGGTGAATCAAACGTTAAAAAGATAGACGCTTCAGAGACAACTTTTATGTCCGAAGACGGTACCAAAAAGGTTTCAAAGATATGGTACTCTGTTAATACGGTTAACCCCAAATCAGCAGTAGAGTTAGTATGGGACGGCGCAACACAATCAACTGCTTTAATATTGGGAGGTAATGGTTTTTGGAACTTACGAGATAATGGTAATGAGATATTGAACAATGCAATTACACCAACTGGTGATGTTATGTTGAATACAAAGAACTTTACCAATGGCGATAACTACACAATTATTGTTGAATTTAGGTAAAAATACTTATAAATAGTAAGAGAGAGATATGAAGTTAATAACAGAAACAATAGACGCAGAATACATCATTGAGGAAAAACCTAATGGTGCTAAAGACTATAAAATTCGTGGCATATTCTTACAAGCTGATATAAAAAACAGAAATGGAAGAGTATATGGTAACGACATTTTACAGAAAGAAGTCTCTCGTTATAACAAAGAATTTATCAATAGAAATCGTGCATTTGGTGAGTTAGGACATCCTGACGGACCAACGGTAAATTTGGAAAGAGTTAGTCATATGATTAAATCTTTATATCCGGATGGCAAGAATTTTATTGGTGAGGCAAAGGTAATGGACACACCATACGGTAAGATAGTAAAAAATCTTATTGATGAAGGCGCTCAATTAGGAGTATCTTCAAGAGGTATGGGATCATTATCTAAAAGAGGTGGCGCAAACTACGTAGGAGACGACTTCTACTTAGCTACTGCCGCTGATATTGTTGCAGATCCTTCCGCTCCGGACGCTTTCGTAGAAGGCATTATGGAGAATAAAGAATGGATTTGGAGTAATGGGATAATACAAGAGCGTAATATCCAAGAGTGGAAAGAGTTTATTGAAAGTTCCACTCGTATAGCTTTAGCGGAAAAGAAGGCGGAAGTCTTTAAATCGTTTCTTAAAAAGCTATAAACTTATAAATAGAACTAGAGAAAAAGAAAACTAGTAATTAATTAATTAAGGAGTAATTCTCAATGGCCGATACAGACAAAAATATAGAGGCGTTAGAAGCAGAAGCGGTTTCTGAAGCGAATGCTAAGAATCCTATGGCTGATGCTCCTAAAAAGAATGCTGTTGCGGCTGAACCTTCTCATATTGCAAAAATGAACAATGCAGAAGATTTGGGTCCAGCTGTTGTTAAACCAACAGACAGCAATCCTGACGCAACTAAAAAATCAAAAAAAGTTTCTGACCAAATTAGTGCTACGGCTGATAAGGGCGGTTCACCGGATACAACTGGTAGACCAAACACACAAGCAGGGGTGACTCAAGTATCACATCCAGGTCAAGCAATGAAGGTAGAAGAAACTGACTCCGATAAAGATAAAGACGCAAAAGAAAAAGAAGTTAAAGAAGACGACAAAAAAGATGATGAAGTTAAAGCAAAAGAAGTTAAAGAAGGTGAATTACCACCAGCTTTAAAGAAAGCTATTGACGCTAAGAAAGATGAAAAGAAAGAGTCTAAAATAACTTACTCAAAAGAAGAGATTGACGTTAAAGAACACGTTGAAGCTCTTGTTTCTGGCGAGTCTGATCTTACAGAAGAGTTTAAAAATAAAGCTGCAACAATTTTTGAAGGCGCTATTAAATCCAAAGTGGATGAAATTGCTGAGAAAATGGAAGCAGAATATAATACTAAATTAAACGAAGAAATTTCAGCGACAAAAGAAACTATGGTTACTAAAGTCGACTCATATCTAAACTACGTAGTAGAAGAGTGGATGAAAGAAAACCAGATAGCTTTAGAAAAAGGTATCAAAGGTGAAATCGCTGAGGACTTTATTAGTGGTCTTAAAAAACTTTTTGAAGACCATTATATTGACGTGCCAGACGAAAAGTATGATGTATTAGAAGATCAAGCTTCTAAAATTGAAACTTTAGAAAAGCAAGTTAATGAAGAGATTGAAAAGAATGTTGAACTTAAAAAATCAAGTGGCGAGTTAAATAAACAAGCAATTAAACAAGAAGTTGCTAGTGATTTAGCTGATACACAAAAAGAAAAGTTTAACAAACTTTCAGAAGAGATTGAATACTCAAACGAAAAAGATTATAAAGCTAAAGTAGAAACTATTAAAGAATCTTACTTTGGTAAAAAATCTGTTTCAGGCGAGCAAGTAGATGATGTGGCGGTAACAGATGGAACTTCTAACGAAGATCTATCCAATGCAATGGCTGCTTATAGTACCGCTATTAGTAAATATAAAAATATAAAAATAGCTAAGTAAAGAAAGAGGGAGACAAATATGTATCTATCCGAAACTTATGAAAAAAAATGGCAGCCAGTTTTAGAGCATCCTGATTTACCAAAAATCAGCGATACTTACAAACGTGCCGTTACCTCTGTTATCTTGGAAAACCAAGAAAGAGCACTTAAAGAAGACAACGCATTTTTATCAGAAGCTGCACCGACTAACGCAACTGGTTCAGCTGTAGCAAATTGGGACCCGATCCTAATTTCTCTGGTACGAAGAGCAATGCCTAATTTAATTGCATATGATATTGCTGGCGTTCAGCCAATGACTGGACCAACTGGCCTTATCTTCGCTATGAGATCAAGATATACTTCTCAAACTGGTGCTGAAGCACTATTTGACGAAGCTGATTCTGATTTCGCTGGCAGAAATGCTGCTGGATCGTCTGTTGACGGTTACTCAGCAACTGACCATTCGGGTGCTAACCCAGCGGTTTTGAACGACTCACCTGCAGGAACTTATACAAAAGGTACTGCAATGACGACTGCAAAAGCTGAGGCACTAGGCGACGCTTCTGGCAACGCATTTGCTGAAATGGCATTCTCTATTGAGAAGTCAACGGTAACTGCTAAGTCAAGAGCTCTTAAAGCAGAGTACACAATGGAACTTGCACAGGACCTTAAAGCAATTCACGGTCTTGACGCAGAAACAGAACTAGCAAATATTTTATCTGCTGAAATCCTTGCGGAAATCAACAGAGAAGTTGTTAGAACTATTTACGTTAATGCTGAAAAAGGCGCTGCTACTAACACGACTGCAGCTGGTATCTTTGATTTAGATACTGACTCAAATGGTCGTTGGTCTGTAGAACGTTTTAAAGGCTTAATGTTCCAAGTTGAAAGAGACGCAAACGCAATTGCCCAAAGAACTCGTAGAGGGAAAGGTAACATCTTGATTTGTTCAAGTGATGTTGCTTCAGCTTTACAAATGGCAGGAGTATTAGACTATACACCAGCATTATCAAATAATTTGAATGTTGATGACACAGGAAATACTTTCGCTGGAGTTTTAAACGGCAGATATAGAGTGTATATTGATCCGTATTCAGCAAACACAGCTGCTAAGCAGTACTATGTTGTTGGTTACAAAGGAACATCTCCATATGACGCAGGAATATTTTACTGCCCATATGTACCATTACAAATGGTTAGAGCTGTTGGTCAAGACACATTCCAACCAAAAATCGGTTTCAAAACAAGGTATGGCCTAGTTGCTAATCCTTTCGCTGAAACTGGTGCGATTTCAGGTGCTGCTTCGGCAGTAAATGACGCTGGTTCTGCGGACTCAAACAGATATTACAGACGTGTTCAAGTTGCAAACTTGATGTAATCTATAATATTATTCATAACGAATACAGAAAAGGGCGGCTTTATGTCGCCCTTTTTTTTGGCCTAAAATAATGGATAAATATCCATATGACAGAATCAAACGCTTTAGCAAGACAACCAACTAAACTAGACTATGCAAGTCCAACGCAGTTTAAGTTTAGTATTATTAAACTACCAAAAGTAGAATACTTTTGTACAGCAGTTAATATACCTGGTGTTTCTTTAGGTGGTGCATTGGAACAACAAACACCATTGAAACATATACCATTACCTGGTGATAATTTAACTTATGAACAATTAACTTGTACGTTTCTAGTAGATGAAAACTTGGAGAACTATAGAGAAATGCATAGTTGGTTAACAGGTTTAGGTTTTCCGGAAGATAGACAACAATATAGAGACTTAACAGCTAGTGGTAAAGATAGATTTCCAGGTCAAACTCCAGTAGCAACCGATCCTGGTAAAGTTAAATATGGTGCCGAATCATCTGGTGGTACCTATTCAGACGCAACCTTAAACGTTTTAACAAGTAAAAATAATCCTAATATAGAGGTAAGATTTAGTGATATATTTCCTATATCATTATCTAGTCTTCAATATGACCAACAAGCAACTGATATAAATTATTTAAGTGCTACAGCTTCTTTTAATTATAAAATATACCAATTTGCTGAAAGAGGCGCTCCAAAGACTGATTAGGCTTTACTTTTTGAATAAATTATGATATATTATAATAATGAACCTAGAAGAATTACAATTACAAGCAGATAAAGATTTAAAAATTAATGATGTAGAACTGGATATCGAATCACTTAAAACTCCACAACTACATAACAAATACCTAAAACACCTTAATAATTTTAAGTTGTTATTATCAAAATCACAAACGGATTATTATACTCTTAAAAGAGAAAAGTGGGAGTATTATACTGGTAAAGCAGACCCTAAAGTATATGCTGAAAAACCATTTAACCTAAAGATATTAAAGTTTGATGTTGATAGGTATTTGGATTCGGATGATGATTTGATAAAAGCAAAACAGAAAATGGATTACTTACAAACAACAACCACTTACCTAGACTCGCTGATTAAACAGATCGCCAATCGTACATTTACAATTAAGAACGCAATTGATTGGCGTAAATTTACATCTGGCGCCGTCTAATGTCCCCAAGATATATCATAGTAGAAAAGAAAAACGAAGTTTATTTAAAGGTAGAAGCCGACCCCTCTATACGTAGAGAGTTAGGTGAATTTTTTACCTTTGAAGTACCTGGTTTTAAATTTATGCCACAATTCCGTAATAGGGTGTGGGATGGAAAAATCAGATTATTTTCATATGCAACTGGTCAGATTTATGCTGGATTATATCCATATATTTTACATTGGTGTAAAGAAAATGATATACAGGTAGTTGATGGTACTAAAATAAAAGATACTGATTTAGATTTAAAAGCAATAGATGGTTTTATTGAAGCTTTAAAAATACCAATGGAGGTAAGAGACTATCAGAAAGAGTCTTTTATACACGCTATAAAGAAAAATCGTTGTTTATTATTATCGCCAACTGCCTCTGGTAAGTCTTTAATAAACTATATGATAACACGTTTTAATCTATTAAGAATAAGAAATGACCATAGCAATAAAGTATTAATCATAGTACCAACCACGTCATTGGTGGAACAATTATGGAAAGATTTTAAAGACTATGGTTATGATAGTGTTAAAAATGTACATAGAATATATGAAGGACACGGTAAAGAAAGTGATAAAAAGATTTATA